TTGCGCGACGCCTTGACCGGCTGCAGGCCGAACACGGCGATTGAGACCTTCATTGCAACGCTTGGCGCGGCGGAACTCCGGTTTCTCCTTCATGACTGGCAGATCTGGGCGCGCGACGATCAGTTGCCGCCGGATGCGGCGCAGGGCGGCGGGGCGTGGACCACGTGGCTATTGCTCGGCGGGCGCGGCAGCGGCAAGACCCGCGCCGGGGCCGAGTGGGTGCGCGGCGTCGCGCTTGGGCGCGCCCCGTTCGCGCGACAGCCGGCCGGGCGTATCGCGCTGATCGCGGACACGCTGGATGATGCAAGGGCCGTGATGGTCGAAGGGGATTCGGGGCTTCTCAGCATACACCCGCCCGGCGAGCGGCCGAATTACGCGGCCTCGAAGCGCGAGCTGGAATGGCCGAATGGCGCGCGCGCCCGGCTGTTCTCCGCCAGCGACCCGGACAGTTTGCGCGGGCCGCAGTTCGACGCCGCATGGTGCGACGAGCTGGCCAAGTGGCCCCGCGCGGAGCAAGCCTGGGACATGCTGCAATTCGGCTTGCGACTGGGCGAGCGCCCGCGCCAGGTCGTAACGACCACGCCGCGCCCGACCCCGCTCATTAAACGGCTTCTGGCCGATCCGAAAACGGCGGTGACGCGCGCGGCGACGCATGCGAACGCCGCAAATCTCGCGCCGGCTTTCCTTGAGGCGATCATCGACCGCTATCGGGGCACGCGGCTCGGCCGCCAGGAGCTTGATGGCGAAGTCATCGAGGATCGCTCGGACAGCCTCTGGCAGCGGGACGCGATTGAGGGGGCGCGGGTGACATCGCCGCCCCCTCTTTCGCGCATCGTGGTCGCGGTCGATCCGCCGGTGACGAGCGGCGAACGCGCCGACGCCTGCGGGATTATCGCCGCCGGTCGTGGGGAAGATGGCCGGGCCTGTGTGCTGGCAGACGCAACGGTGCAGGGCGCGCGGCCCACGGTCTGGGCGGGGGCAGTCGCACGGCTCTATGACAGCCTGGAAGCGGACTGCATCGTCGCGGAAGTCAATCAGGGCGGCGAGCTGGTGGCCGATGTGCTCGCGCAGGTCGCGCCGCACGCGCCGATCCGCACGGTCCGGGCGGGCCGGGGCAAATACGCCCGTGCCGAGCCGGTAGCCGCGCTTTATGAGCGCGGGCTGGTGTCTCATGCCGGAGTCTTCCCGGCGCTGGAGGACGAGATGTGCGCTTTCGGCCCGGACGGGTTGGAGCACGGCAGCCCCGACCGCGTCGACGCGCTGGTCTGGGCCTTGAGCGATCTGATGCTCGGGACGGCGAAGCGGCCGCGCCTGCGCGGTTTCTGAGACCAATTTCCAACAAGACTGAGATTGTTCCGCCCACCGTCATTGCGAGGCCCTTGGGGCCGAAGCAATCCAGCGGTGTCGTGCAGCAGTGCTGGATTGCTTCGCTTCGCTCGCAATGACGGCGCCTTGTCTGATCGGGTGATGTTGTGATTTCGGACGCACATACCTTGGAGGTTTCATGAGCCGAATAACCGAGGCGCTGCAGCGCTGGCTCGGCGCGCAGCCGCCTGAGCGGCGCGGCAGCCTGACCGGCCCGTTCCTCGCGCTGCAGGGCCATGCGCAGCCGGTCTGGTCGCCGCGCAATACCGGCGCGATGGCCCGCGAGGGGTTCATGAAGAACCCGGTGGTCTATCGCTCGGTGCGCATGATTGCCGAGGCCGCCGCGTCGGTGCCGCTGCGTCTGTTCGACGGCGCGGACGAGCTGGAGACCCATCCGCTCCTGGACCTGCTGGCGCGGCCCAATGCCGGCGAGTGCGCGCCGGACCTGTTCGAGGCCTGGTACGGCTCGCTGCTGATCTCGGGCAACGCCTACATGGAAGGCGTGACGCTCGACGGCCAGCCGCGCGAGCTTCACGCACTGCGGTCCGACCGGATGCGCATCGTGCCGGGCGCGGACGGCTGGCCGCGCGCCTATGAATATCAGGCCGATGGGCAGACACTGCGCTTCGATCAGGAGGTGGACGGGGTCCGGCCGATCCTGCACATGCGCCAGTATCACCCCGTCAACGACCATTACGGCATGAGCCCGCTGGAGCCGGCGGCGATGGCCATCGACATCCATAACGCTGCTTCGGGCTGGAACAAGGCCTTGCTCGATAACGCCGCCCAGCCCTCCGGCGCGCTGGTCTATTCCGGCGGCGACGGTCACCTGAGCGAAGAGCAATACGAGCGGCTGAAGGGCGAACTGGAGGCGACCTACGCGGGCGCGCGCAACGCCGGCCGGCCGATGCTGCTGGAAGGCGGGCTGGACTGGAAGATGATGTCGATGAGCCCGCGCGACATGGATTTCATCAGCGCAAAGAACCTGGCCGCGCGGGAGATCGCGCTGGCGCTGGGCGTCCCGCCGATGCTGCTCGGCATCCCCGGCGACAACACCTACGCGAACTTTCAAGAGGCGAACCGCAGCTTCTGGCGTCAGACGGTATTGCCGCTGGTGAACCGCACGCTGCAGGCGCTGGGCGGCTGGCTTGCGCCGGCCTATGGCGAGGGGCTGACGCTCAGACCTGCGCTCGACCGTGTCGAGGCGCTGTCCACCGAGCGCGCGGCGCTCTGGGAGCGTGTCGAGAACGCTTCCTTCCTGACGGTCAACGAAAAGCGCGCCGCGATCGGTTACGGCCCGGTCGAGGGCGGCGACACGCTGGCAAGCGCGAGCTGATCCCATGAAAAACCTCTTCGCCAAGTGGGAAAATCGTCATTGCGAGCGAAGCGAAGCAATCCAGAACCAGGTCCCATCGCGGCTGGATTGCTTCAGCCCTTCGGGCTTCGCAATGACGGCGGGCGACCGTTTCCGTTCGGTTGCAAGCAGCACAAAGCGTGCGGAGCCGCCGCTGCGGCGCGAGCGCGGGCCCGTGCGCGTGAGCGAAAGCGACGGTCGCGTGGAAGGATACGCCAGCCTGTTCGGCGTGCCCGATTACGGCGGCGACCTCGTCATGCCCGGCGCGTTCGCCGCGAGCCTGCGCCGGCGTGGAGCCTCCGGCGTGCGTTTCCTGTTCCAGCACGACGCGGCCCAGCCGATCGGCGTCTGGGACGAGATCCGCGAGGACAAGCGCGGTCTTTATGTGCGCGGGCGGCTGATCGGCGGGGTCATCCGCGCGCGCGAGGTTGCGGAAATGCTGCGCGCGGGCGCGCTTGACGGCCTGTCAATCGGCTTTCGCACCGTGCGCGCCGACCGCGATCCGCGCCTGCGCACGCGCCGGCTTCACGAGATCGACCTCTGGGAAATCTCGGTCGTCACCTTCCCGATGCTGCCGGGCGCAAAGGTCAGCCGCATCGCGCAAGCCGGCGCAAGCCCGCCCGATGCCGTCGCGCAGAGGTTGCACGCGGTGTCGTCGGGGCTGCGGCCCGCGTCCCGACGCCCATCCTGTCATCCCACGCAAACGAGGAGACCATGACCGAAACATACACGCCCCACTACGAAACCAAGGCGGAGCCGCAGGTGTCCGCCGTCGAGATGGCGCAGGCCTTTGATGAATTCATGCGCGCCTTCGAGGCCTTCAAGGAGAGCAACGACCAGCGCCTGCAGGAGATCGAGCAGCGCATGGCCGCCGATGTCGTCACCACCGACAAGCTGGAGCGGATCAACCGCGCGCTCGATGAGCACAAGCGCACCGTCGATCAGCTTGCCCTGAAGGCGGCCCGTCCGCCGCGGGAGACCGCCGCGCCCGACCACGCCGCAAGCGAGCATAAGGCCGCCTTCGCCAGCTATGTCCGGGCCGGCGAGACCGCCAGCCTGCGCGCGCTGGAGGAAAAGGCGCTGTCCGCCGGAACGGGCGCGGATGGCGGCTATACGGTACCCGCCGAGGTCGAGAGCACCATCATGCGCGCGCTCACCGAAATCTCCCCGATCCGCGCGATCGCCGGCAACCGACAGGTGTCGAGCGCGAGTTATAAAAAGCCCTTCGCACGCACGGGCGCGGCGGCCGGCTGGGTCGCCGAGACGGGCGCGCGCAGCGAGACGGGCACGCCCGTGCTGGAGGAACTCGACTTCCCGACCATGGAACTTTACGCCATGCCGGCGGCGACGCAGACGCTTCTGGACGACTCCGCCGTCGATATCGAGGCGTGGATCGCCGACGAGGTGCGCATCGCCTTCGCCGCGCAGGAAAACACCGCTTTCGTCAGCGGCAACGGCAGCGACAAGCCGAAGGGTTTTCTCGACTACACGCAGGTCGCCGACGGTTCCTGGAGCTGGGAGAACATTGGCTATATCGCCACCGGCGTGGATGGCGATTTCGCGGGCACCGATCCCGAGCATGATCTGTTCGACCTGATCTACACCCTCAACGCCGGCTATCGCGGCAACGCCTCATGGGTGATGAACCGCTCGACGCAGGCGGAAGTGCGCAAGATCAAGGACGGCGACGGCAACTACATCTGGCAGCCGGCGACAGAGGCGGGCGCGCGGCCGATGCTGCTCGGCTTCCCGATCGTCGAAACCGAGGACATGCCGAGCATCGGCTCCAACGCCACCGCGATCGCCTTCGGCGACTTCCAGCGCGGTTATCTGGTGGTGGACCGCATCGGCATCCGCGTGCTGCGCGATCCGTTTTCCTCGAAGCCCTACGTGCTGTTCTACACGACCAAGCGCGTCGGCGGCGGGGTGCAGGATTTCGGCGCGATCAAGCTGCTGAAGTTCGGCACGTCTTAAAGGTTTTCCCGTTCGCATTGCCTGTAATTGTCCCCGGTCGTTGCAACCCTGCCGTCATCCCGGGCGCAGCGCAACACGCAGTGGTGCGCTGCTGACCCGGGATCGGGGTGTACCAGCCGAGACCGATCCCGTGTCTGCGCCGCAGGATTGCATCCCGCGTCGCGCACGGGATGACCGCAGGGCCCCGCAGATATTTTCTCAAACAATGGGTGAACCATGCCGCTTGTGCTGACCTCCGCGCCGGCGCGCGAGCCGGTGAGCGTGTTCGAGGCGAAGCAGTATCTGCGCGTCGACAGCGCGGTCGAGGACCCGGTCGTCGCCAGCCTGATCCTCGCGGCCCGGCTGCATATCGAGGGCGCGCTGGACATTGCGATGCTGACGCAGAGCTGGACGCTGGTCCTTGATCGCTGGCCGGAGGATGGACGGGTCGCGATCCCGCTCGGGCCGCTGCAGAGCGTCGACAGCGTCAAGGTCTACGACGCGGACAACGTTGCGCAGACCGTTTCGCCTGAAACGTATGTCGTTGATCTGTCGTCGCTGCGCCCCCGGCTGGTGCGCCATGCTGGCGCGGTCTGGCCGACGCCGGGACGGCCGGCGACCGGCATCGAGATCGCGGTTACGGCTGGTTACGGGGACACGCCCGAAAAGGTGCCGCAACCGGTCCGGCAGGCGCTGTTGATGCTGGTGGCGCATTGGTATGAGCAGCGCGAGCCGGTGGTCTTCGAGGAGCCGGACGCGCTGCCGCATGGCGTCGCCGAACTGCTTGCGCCTTACCGGCAGGTGCGGCTTTGAGCGCGCGGATCGGGGCGTTGCGCCACCGCGTCGTGCTGGAGCGCCCGGTGCGCCAGGCGGATGACGGCGGCGGCGCGGCCGAGACATGGGAGCCGGTCGCCGAGCTTTGGGCGGCGGTGACCGCGCGGTCGGGCAAGGAGGACGTATTTGCCGACCGCGTGTCGGGCGCGCGTCGGGTCGACGTCACGATCCGCTACCGCGATGACGCTACGCCGGGAATGCGCTTTCGATTGGGCGACCGCCGGTTCGATATCCTTGCGGTGCTCGACGAGGACGGCCGCCGCCGCTTCCTGAAATGCGAATGCGAGGAGCGCGACCTGTGAGGCTGACCAACCGAACGCAGGGCAGGGGGCTGCGCGGGCTGGCGCAATCGCTCGACCGCACGGAGGCGCTTGAGCGGGCGTTGCGCAGCAGCGCAGAGGAGGTCCGCGCAGAGGCGATCGATGAACTTGAGCGCGACGGCGGCGCGGGGACGAAAGCCCTCGCCGATTCGCTTGAGGTGGAGCGCAGCCGGCCGGTCGCCTACCGCGTCGTGTCCAAAGCGCCGCTC